GACTATTACATCCCGTGCTAGAGTAAGGTTTCGGTTTAATACAAGGCGATTGACATTTGCGACTGGAAACGCTCCACTAGTGACGCAAAAAATGTCGTATGGAGTGTCGGTATTTAAGTTCGCTTGGGGCTGAAAGTAGAGTGTTTGACCTTCGACAAAAATGTCGAACCCTTCGCGCTCGGCCAGATATGTCAACAATGTCCACTCACTTATTTCATTTGTAACAACCGAGTGATCACTCTCATAAAACTTTCCCGTCGGAGTGCTGGTTTGTGTGGCCTGAGAATTAAGACCATGACGATCCGCCAGGGTCGTAACCACTTGGCTGCTGGTCAGGTTTTGAAATTTTTCAGCCGTCTTTGTCTCGATAAAAACCGAGGTCAGATCTCTTCCTTTAAGCGCAATCAGTCCACTTTCTACGTTGAAACTCAGATCATCGACCATTCCCGTAATGACACTTTGCGATGAACCCACATCCTGAGCGATTTTGACTTCGATCTCGATGGAATCGGTCTGCATCCATGCCGGTGTTGCGCCACTCCCCGATGGAATCGCGATGGAGAAATTATCCGCAGCAAAAAAATTATTACGGTGTATTTTTACGTCAAGTATATTAGCCACCTCGAGACCGTTTGCAGTCACTATGACGCTAGGCTGCCGACTTGTCGCGTTGAGTAAGCCGTTTTCAGGGAGGGACAAGAATTCCTCCATTTCCCGCGTTCTTGTCCGTGGCAGGAATAACCAACGTGATTATTCCCTCGATGAAAGGATCATGCAGACCATTGAGCAAGGCAATACGGTTCCACTGTGTGGCATCACCCAATTGATCAGCGGCAATACGAAACAAATTGCCCCCAGCCACTTGTATGGTGCGTGTGCCACTCATACGCTCGTCGCTCCAAGATTAACTTGCATGCGTGTTACGATTGCACTCGCCTGGACAGAGCCGGCCAGTTGTTGGAAGTTGGCCGCCTGCGCGGTGAGCCCAGATGCCAATGCCGCCGGATCGCCCGTTGAGCCAACACCGCCGGCGCTCCCCGCAGGTAAGGCGGCGTCAAAGGTTGATGTTAAATTCTGCAATTGAACAGAAGTCGCAGCGACTGTGCTACCTAAAGGCAGCAATTCACTCGGTGTCGCCTCCTGCAACACGCCGATTTGTGCCTGTGCGGAAGCGACATTTGCCAGCGAGACCGGCAGCCCGCTTCCGGCGCCAATAACCAAATTCAGCAGCGAAAAGTCTGCATTAAACAAATCATCTAAACTTTCTGTCGCAAATTGCCAAGCATCTTGCGTCAGGTCTGCAAGAACCTCAAGACTTAGAGTATAGCTTATTTCGTAATATCGCTCGAACTGCCAGCTAAACTCCCCAACGAGCACCTGATAGCGATTTGTCCAATAACTCAAAACGACCGGAACTCCAACGCGGGCAAGAGTCTCCAGTAATCGAATGCCAGACATTGCAGCAGCACCGCGAAAGCGTCCGGAGAAGCCTACCTTATTGGCGTCCCAGCCCATGACATCGATGACCCGCGCGCCGCCTGTCAACCGATGTATAGCTAGCCGCTGCTTCCCGCCGCCGCTGATGCGCTCTGGAATGCTCCAGCCGGAAAACGTGAAGCCTCCCAAAGACAGCAGAGTGTCAGTCATGTTTTGTACGGACCGATTAGGTTTTATAGGCGCAGACGTCGCGTTGAAGGCACTACGACTCTACAGGCGTATAAGACCGACGCGAGTCAAAGCCACCGGTTCCGGTCAAGGGCCCGTTTAGCGCCGCAAAAATCCGGTCGGTTACAGCACGTGCGACCACATCACCGTCAACATGAACGTTGGTATGAACGACGATCGGGCTATCGCGCTGATTTTCATTGTCCTCTTGTTGCGATCTTGTTGATTTTGTTTCCCTCACTTGACTGTCTTGATCCTGCCCTGGTCGAACTGCCGATAGGTTCTCTGGCTGAGAGAACGTCGGCGGAACCGGGACAGCACCAAACTGTCGGGTCGCAAGTGCGCCAAAATCAAAGTTGGCTTCCGTTGGCAAGCGCCCTGCCGACGTCAAAGACGGCGGTAGCGTGATAGCGGCGTGCAAGGGCGGCGACGCAAGTTGTGCCACCGCACTATCCTCAGGGTGCGCCAGCTGCCACTCCGGCGCGAGATCACTGGCAATCGGCATAACAACGCCGGCTCTGGCCGTATCTTGTGCAAGCAAGCTCGCTTCCAGGGCTTGGAAGCCACTGAAATTTGGAGCGTCAGCGGCGCCACTTGCTGCTGCTGGTTGAACTTGTTGAGCACTCCTCGCTTCATGTCCTGTGGGCGTCTGTAACTCAGACGCGCTGCTATGCGCTCGCTGCAGTAAGTCGTAAAACGGCGCGAGTGCAGGGTCTTCAAACCCTCCCAAGACAGACGCCCGCTCGGCGTTAGCGGCAAGTGGTGGAACCATTTGGGAAGCATCGTTTCCCGCCGCCCCTGTGACGATAGGCGCAGGCGCCGGGGGCAGGTCGGCAAATGATTGGGGACGGGGCGGTGCTGACTCCAGCGCACTCGGCGCCAGCGGAGATTGCGGAGGGTTCTCTGACTCTCTTGCGGCCGCCCTTGTGATGATCCCAAGGGCATCAGCCAGCGCGAGTTGAGTGACCCCGTAAGCTGCTGTGCCCGAAGCGTCAGACTTAGGCGGAGCCGGGAAGGGCACAACTTCTGGCTCAGAGGCGATTGGTGACGCTGACGGAGCTCGGCCTCGGCCATCGTTTAAGGTGGCTGTATCATGGGCGGGCACCTGTGCACCGGCCCCTGCTGCCGCGGCTTGTGACGTAGGCTGAAGCCAAGTCATGGGCGGAGGCTGAACCAAGTCGCCGGTGCCTGCCTCCGACTGCAGTGGCCGCTTCGCCTCGGCAGAAGCTTCATCAGGCACCAAGTTCAAAGGGGCCGTGCTATTTTGACGAGAGCCGTTTTCGAAAGCGGGCGATTTTTCTGGCGCCACGAAGCCTGAGCCCGCCGCGCGCGCCTGAGATATGCGAGATTGAACATCAGTCATTTGCTGATCAAGCGTGGAAAGTTGCGCTGCAAGACCACTCAGCGCTGATTGTGCATCGCCTGTCTCAAGCGCTAACGCAACGCCGATCTCAAATGCCTCGATCAATCGCTTAGTCTCCTTCTCTCGATTGACCTGCTAAAGCCTCTCGTAACCGTGCGCCCATCAGCGTCGCGGTATCTTCGGCGGCGTCAGCAGCGACTGGAGCCAGAAACGGCGCACCTGCACCATCCTCACTACCCAATTCGAGCTCCACTGCGCGTGCAACCACCCTGTGCTGACCGGCAGTATTCCGCACACCGATGCGTGCCCGGTCATCAACTTCGCTGGCCACGGAATCGGCGATAAGACGAAACAGCCCCTCTGCCGCGTGATCGTTGCGGGCCGACCGTTCACGCAGCTCGGCGATAACGCTCGCACTGATTTTTTCTGCTGCCTCTTCCAATATACTCACGCGAGCCTGAGACAGCGCGTCCGCCATAGTCTTATAACGCGCAGCCAGTTCACGCAGAGAAGCTCTCATCGTCATCGCCCGCGACCCAACTCCGTGTTTCCCAGTCGAACCGAAGCTTCGTGCGAACGCCGACTCCAAGTTCGCCGAACACCACGCACGCCGCCCATTGTTCAGCGGGATCCATGTCAAAGGCCTTATCATAGGGCACCCCGCACGAAACGAGGTACAAAGCGGCTCGGAAGCCAGGGTGCCCCGCTAATTTTTTGCGCGTGCTAAAACCTTAGTTTCTCTATCCACACTGTTTGCCCGATACCGCACAAGCAGCGCACGCATACCTTCATCACCAATTCGATCCACCAAAGCTTCGACTTGCAGCTTGCTCGTGGGCATACGAACGGCCTCGCCATCGATATGCGTCACACAGCATGCAACAGTGGCCCAAAGAACCCACACCGGGTTAAGACGTGTATCTGCTCCGATGCTCTCAGAAAGACTCATCTCCTCGCGCACCTTCAAAGCCGGCTTAGAGACAACACGACGTCCGTCTTCTAGTACAAGTTCAAAATGCCCGGCTGGGATCGTATCGGTCGCATTACGCCGATCTGCGCTCGCGTCATGCATCATGACCGTGGCCATCAGGTCACCTTCCGACGTCGGCTCGCGATGCCCTCAATTTTCATTTTGACCAGATTATCTCCTGATTTCGTCCCGGCGTCGCTCAGCTTTAATGCCAAGTTCTCGTAACGATACTGCGATGTGGAACCATCAACCTCGGAGATGGTCTCCGTCACAAGAACCCCAACAAAATTGAGGCCGGTGAAGTAGCCGTCTTCCACTTGCGCAAAATAATCGTCAACACTCGAGGAACTCCGGTCGAGGCTGAAAGTAACCTCCCACCCTTGCGGGATCTCGGCAAAGTTGCTTGTGCCATCGATACCGATCGATTGCAGTCGCTTCGTCTGCTGTTTCGACTGGAAGGCTGTGATAGACGCCCAAGCCAGAATTCCGCCGTTGGATGGATCAATAACGTCAAGCACGACATCACGACCAACGCTGAGGCTATTAATCGGCATGTTCTTCCCCTCGCACTATGTAGACAGTGCCGGCGCTACCGCCTGGCGCGTAATCTGCACACTCTGCCCGCCTTCAATCTCGGTCAGCATGTACTCGATTACACTCTGGTATTGTACTTGCACATTGGCTTGCATGTATCCAAGCGCAACACGTGAGGGCGGGTTGTTGCTATCGTCAAGCACCAAGCGATAAGGTTGCGTTCCGTCCGCGTTGCCAATCAATCCCTGTTGCCATAAATTGAAAAAGAACTGATCGAGTAACGTGAATGCCTGCCGACGTGTCGTCGGATTCTGCAACATACCAACGACTTGCCCCATCCACGCGTTGATCGTCGCAGCTATGAAATTTGTCAGACGGGTGTAATTGTCCCCATGAATGACAGCGTTACTGGAAGCATTCCGTCCGATCACCGGTGCAAAATAACTTCCCCCTGGTGCCGGGTTGGCGATGACATCAATGCCCGAAGTCGCCAAAATTTGTAGGTCCGCCTGAGAATAGACAGAATTTGAGTAGGATTTCTGTGTCCCTACCACACCCTGGATTGGCTTATTTAAGCTGGATTGTTCGGGAGATTGATTGGCAAGCAGTCCGGCTGAAAAACTGGCCGGACTGACCAGCCTGACTTGCCCGTTATTCGTGGTATCAAGCCAATAGATCCAGTCCCCGAAGAGCAGCTTCATGGCGTAGGTATCGATGCCCGTGGAGGCTTTGACATTTGCAGCATTCGAAATCGTGTCACCAGAAGGGCCCGAGTCAACCATGTAGATGCCCTCGGTGAGGCCAAAAGCGACTTGCGTCGGCCAACTTTGATTGTCGGCACAATCAACCAGTGCGCCAATAGAGCATCCTGCTCCGCGCAAGGCATACATTCCAGTGCGCGCGCTGCCGTCAACACCAAGCAAGTGGCTGGTTCCAACACCCGACGCACCATCTGTTCCGCCAGTCAATGTCTGGTTGGCGCTGGGTGTATATGTCGGGATAGCGCCAGTTAAGTTGCCGCCGAGTGTCGCAATGACCAACTGCGAGGCGCCGCGAATCCCCTGTCCAAGGTTCACCGCATTCACGAGGTTGTTCCAGAACGTCGCACCGGTACCAACAATATTATCAAAAATCTCTGCGGGCGCTCCGGGCGAGGTCAATGTCAGACGAGTGGAGCCAGCCGCCGAGCCCGTCCCCATGACGATACCAATGGAGTTGCCATAGCTACCCGTATATTTCGATGTCAGAACCGCGCCATAACTTGGAGCACTGTAAGCCAAGGCATAGGTGGCAGCTGTGTCGGAGCCGTCTGTTACTCGGACGCAGACCATGTTTGTGCAACCCTGCTGCACCGCAACCGCCACCGCAGTCCCAATATCGTTTCGTCGAGCCTGCAGGATGCCAAAATACGAGACATATTCGGCGTAGTTACCAACCGTCGTTGGGGCACCGACTGGCCCCCACGCCGCCGTTCCGACCAATCCAAGCTTCCCGGTGGAAACACCGTTGATATAGGTAATTTGGGGTGGAACGATCGCAACATAATTTCCGGGAACGTTTAGCGCTGCCGTATTGGTCGCACCAAGAGTAAAAATTGTCATCCCTGCTTCTCCGGCTTCTCAGATGCGGGGGGTTGCGCCGTCGCCACCGGGACAATTCGGTGTACATTCGCGCGGTTATCACCGCTCAGAATACGCTGCACTTCCGTCGCGTTGCTGATCAGCGCACCCTTGGCATACCCGCCAAAGGGATTATGGACGATGAGATGGAAGTCACTCATATCGCCTCCTACACAATGTTTAGAACATTCCCGTTGCGCCAAATTGATCCCGGTGGAAGGCCGCCAGCAGAATTCGGCAAGCTTGGTGCGAGCAAGTTTCCGCCAGCGCCTGGCAAAAGCGCGATGGGCGCACCAGAGGGCGACGCCAAAACAACAGAGCCGTCTTGTTTGGACTGCAAGATCGCGGCAGGGTAGAACCCTGTGACCAACCAGTTTCCACCGCATTCAACGAACTCGACAGCGCTGTCATTGACCAAAACCAGGTCTCGAAGCGTTGCGTTGGCTTGTATCATCTGTTGACCATTCAGCTTTACGGTAATACCAGCACGAGCAAGCAGGCGTACACACCGATTGATTTGGATAGGGTTGCCGATCGTCACAGTGGCCGTAGCACCGCTTCCGTCTCCGCTAATGACGCATGTGGTTTGTCCGCTTACGTAACCCGACCCGTTGTTGGTAACTCGAAACCCAATCACCTGGCCGCCATAGACCATAACTGTCGCCTGTGCTTGAGCACCGGCGCCGACGAAACTTACGGTCGCGTGGGTATAGTTTGCTCCACCTGCGGTCACAGACAGGAAGCTGACTTGCCCCATCGACGTAATGACACTCGCCGGAAGCAAGCTATCTATGACTTCCCCACCCGACGGAACGTTTATCGTATCAAAGACATCCGGCACCTCAAGCAAATTTTGCGGATTTGGGTTTAGATCGATCCGATCCAGGCCATTCCACGTGTTTCCACGAAGCGAGACGCCTGCACTTCTCAGCGCCAAAGCCTGGTTCGGCGATACGGTTGAGTCGGCGCCGAAAAATCGGTTCTCAAGAATAACAATTCCGCTCCCGCCATCCAGCACCGACAGGCCCGTGCTTCCGGACGTCACAATAATCGTATTGCGTTCAATGGTCAGACCTGACACGGGAGCTGGAAACGGCACGCCGTTGCCATCGGCTTCAATGTCATACACCGACATGCCAATCGCACAATCTCTTATCTTGTTCCCGGACACCGTTACAAACTGCGAGCCTCCGGGGTTTATGCCGATATGAGCGCCTGTGACACTATTGCTGTTGATATCGCAATCGTAACATCCTCCGCTATCAATGCCGATGTAGACGCCTGGCACATTGAAGGCGTTTTCGGCGATACGCGAGTACCGAGCGGTGGCCACCAGCCCGCCTGCAGCAGACGTCAGTTGCGTAACCTGATTGCCCCGGATATCGAGATAATCTCCATAAGCCTGAATCCCGTAGCCTCCGTTACTCCAGATAATGTTATCGACTATGGAGATCGTCGCGGCGGACGGGGAGGCAAGCGTATATATCGGCGGATTGGAACCCCCTGGGTTCAAAGTGCCGATATTAATTCCGTCGAGGGAGTTGTTCCAACACCTATTACCTTGCACCAAAATGACTTGATTCAGTTCTGATGAACTGGATGTTCCGAAGACCGACGCCCCGATGCCGCTTCCGCCATTGGAAAAAGCGCGACTACGAGAGATAACCACACCATTGGCTTGAAAAATGCCGCAACCATCCGAAGAGTTCCCGGAGAACTCGCACGCATCCACGATATAGGAAGCGCCTAGTCCTGCCGAGCCAGAGCCGATAATGGCGAGCCCCCGCCCAAGCGAGCCACTGTTGTTTCGAAACGCGCAACGACTGAGTTGCACATAAGTGGCCGTGGTATCTACCAACACGTTCCACGTATTCGCCTGCACCTGTGTGCCATTTGCATCAAATATCACACCTTCGATCGCAATAGTTCCGCACTCAAGTCCGATCCAGGCGCCCGTTGTTCCCCCCTCCTGGCGCAACAAGCGGGAAATTCCAGCAAAACCACGCAAGGCCAGCGACGGTGCGCTCCCCGTCGACCACGAGCCATTTACAATGTATGTTTTCGGGCCGAGACAAA